ACTTACGGACTGAATGCTTGTCCTCCGCTTCTTGTGGGTGTAGGTGTAGGAACATCTGTAGAGACAGCTGCCCTGAACTCCAAGAAAGCGCTGATGCGTCCGATCGGTTCCCACAATGACAACGCAAACGCAGCAAAAATGGAGAAGCTTCTTGAGGACGGTATCAATGCGATCGGCCTTGGACCGCAGGGTATGGGCGGAAAGTACTCTGTTATGGGTGTAAATATTGAGAATACTGCTCGTCATCCATCTACAATCGGTGTTGCCGTAAATGTTGGATGCTGGTCTCACCGCCGCGGTCATATCGTAGTAAACCCAGACCTGACCGTTACCTGCGATACTCACTCCACATGGAAGTTTAATGCATAAGAAATAAACTGCAAGCAGATTTAGATTCAAACTTAGAATCTCCTTGTTCTGTTCTAAGTTTATACAACATATCACAAGCAAAAGGTTCCTTATAAAATAAATTAAGAGCTTTTGTATTTGAATTTACATTATATTTTTGTCTTAATTCTGCAAGATAAATATTCCAATAACCTTCAAGCCCCAATATTCCTCGCTCACCTTTTAATTCTATTATATAATCATCAACCCTAATATCACCTCTAGAAGGTGATACACACTCACTGAACAATGTTAAAAATACTTCACCTAATCCAATACCATCAGAACGTAATTTATATATTTCTTTAAGTAGTGGTATGTTATTAAGAAATCTAACTTGTGCATCTTTTAACACGATATCGAAGAAATTAAACCGTTTTTGCTCTATAATTTTAAGAAACCCTTGTTCGTTATCTTCTTTTTGTTTAAGCATATGCTTTAAATCAGCTTCACATAATTTAGCTTCTTCATAAGTTTTAATATACTTACTAATTATATGATAAACTTGTGAACTAAACTTATGATATATTTCAGAAGACCATCCTTTATCGTTTAATAATTCATGCACATCATCTTCAATATCAGTAGAGCACATCATAGCGAGGTGCTCTACTCTATCACGATATTTTGGTTTTACTTCAAATGAACTACTAAACATGCAAATGCTCTTTACACCATTTAAATTCTTCTATAGCATCTCTTGGAGTATAGAATTGTTTTAATTTTGATAAATCCAAAACATTATTAACAAGATATAAACCCTGTGACTTATGTAACTCGGCTTGTGTCACAACTTGATCTTTATTCCATTTATAACCAATAGCTTCAGATAATTGTTTAATTGTATAAGCTCCATCATTAGCAACATTAAACACACCAACTTGGTTATGTTTGAGTAAAGCAGTTACTGCTTCAACTATTGTTCTAGTTGATGTAACTGAATTAAATTCATTAAGAATTGTTTTAAATTTAGGAAGTTTACAAATAAGATTTAATTTATTTTCAACATCACTGAAATATAATCTTGGTCGAATAATTAAATCTCTTTCTAAATCACATCCCATTTCACCAATCCATTTACTTACAACATAATTACAATGTGCTTCAATAAAATCAGTTTCCGATACTGTACCGGTTTGTCTTGCGAATAAACATCCTGAAGAGACCTGTACTAATTTGACTCCAAATTCTTTACACCATCTGCTTAAAAATTCGACAAAATCTCCATTAATTCTTATAATTTCGTGAAAATTTTCTCTTTTTTCACAGTATCTTGTATTAGCAATACCAATACAATTAATAATAGTTGTAAAATGAATTTTATTAAAAATTCTTTCTAAGTGAACAGACAATAAATCACTATCAACATTTAAATAAAATGTATCAATATCATTTACATTTTC